CTAATTCTGTTGTGTTGAATATAAATGCTCTTAGTCAGGTAAATCTTATGGATACTATAGATGTGGACATTCCTTCTTTGATATCTTTTGAGCAATCAAACGAGGTTATGTCTGGATTCTATTTAGTAGCTGGAGTCCAACATGAGATTTCAAACGGAAGTACATATAGAAAAAAGGTAGCTATAAGTAGAAATGGAATGAATAAGTCACCAGAAGTAGATTTTTATGAGGTAGAGTCATAATGAGAAATGAAGTAAGAAGACAGGTTGGTAAAAGTCCAATAGAGACAATGAATGATTTCATTGATAAGGATTTCGATTCTATTGATGCCGATGTTGACCTTCATACTGGAATTGTCGTAAACAACAACGACCCAGACAAACAAGGCAAATGTCAGATAAGAGTATATGGTGTCTTTGGAGAAGAGGTACCAGATAATGATTTACCATGGGCACTACCAGACTTTGGGTTTATTGGAAGTACTCTCGGTTCATTTGTGGTTCCTCCTAATGGTGCTCTTGTGAAGGTTTACTTCGATAGAGGAGATATCTACTTGCCACATTATACAACTAAAGCAGTAAACATAAATAGTCAACCAACACAAAAGGATGTTGACTATCCTGATAACATGGTAATGTTTGAGACTGATGAAGGTGATTACTTTACAATAAATAGAAAGAGTAAGGAAACCACTTTTCATCATAATTCAGGTACAAAGGTTTTGATAAATGCCGATGGTTCTACAGAAATTTTTAGTATCGGAGATTTGAAATTGAATCATTCTCCAGGTTCTATAAAAGTTCAGGGAACTGTAGCAAGTCCAATACCACCGCCTGGTGGACCTCTTTGTGCTTTGCCGGCGTGTTTGTTCACTGGAGCACCTCATTCTGGAAATGTAGCACCAACAGGTCCGGCAGTCCCATAAGGAGTTTTTGAATGGCTGAACAATCTATTACAGCAGCCGGTGAAAAACTTTCGTCAATAGTTAGAAATAGAGTAGAAGAATATTTTAGAAAGTATGACACACCGGATTCAGATGTTTATAACGTTTTTTCTGCTTCTGATAATTCTTCTGTATCTGCTAGAGTAAATGGTATTGTCTCTCATTTCTCGGTTGTGTATGGTATACAAGAATACATCAATAATTACTGCTATATTAATTTGAATCAGAACGGCTATGCTCAAGGTGTTGAAATAGGATGGTCTTTACAGAACGCACCAACCGTTGGTTTGATTGATCCTAAAGACTTGGATTTTTTTCCACTTTATATGATGCCAATGATTCTTAGACCAACAGAAACTGGATACATTACTGATAGAAAAGAAGGAATGGAGAAATTTTTAAGAACTATTCTTCTTTGGTTAAGTGTTCCTTTTATGACCGCAAAAAGCCATTATCTCGACGACAAGTTTTATTTTGATATTGATTTAGTATTTGGGTTTGGTTCTGCGTATGATGAAATTGATAATACTATTGATAAAGTTCTTAATAAGTTTGACAACCTAATAAACCAGGGAAATATTAACCAAAAGATATTTTGGGACGTATTGGGTTCTGCTATAGTTGACTTCATTAATTTAAATGAAGTTTACTCCAGCCAAGCGGATGTTGGTGTTGGTGCTGTTTACGCAGGTACTATGTTGGCATCGCCTGTTCCACTATTACCACCCGCTTTGGGATATACGGAAGGGGTTGCTTCGTTCGGAACAGATTATTATGTTAACTTGGATATGATAGTTGTTCCTGGTGTTTTAGGAATACCAGATATGAAGCAACCATATTCAGTAAAAGTTAATCCAGGTTTCCCAAGTATAACTTATAGTGATTTGTCAAAAGGTTCTGAAACAACTATAGATGTTAATGTTCCCATTGGTAAAATTGAAGGTTCCACAACAAATATTTTGGATAATTTAATAACTGAAGTAAAACAGTCTATCAATGAAGAATCTAACTTTATATATATGAAGTTAACAAATGATTCTAACCTATCAGAATTAGAGATAGTTAATTATGTTGTTGAACTTATGAGAACTCTTGAAAGCTTGATTAATCCTGTTGCTGATTACTTAATTTCAAATATAGGAATAGCAATAGAGAATGCTACTAAGCTAATGACAAGGACTCAAAGAATAGTTGTTTGGGGAACTTCATTAACAGCAATTCAACCTTATGGGTATTCTATTTACCTAGAAGAAATTTTACCAATATACATAAATACCATTCCTAATATAAATACATCTATAACAAACATGGTAAATTCTGTTGATGGTTTGGCTGATAATTTGGGAATTGTTGGAATTCAGTCTATTATTGAAATTGCTTCAAGTAAATTAGTCAATGGTGCTATTCAACCAATATATTTTCCAAATGACGAAAGTGTATTTTCATATGATGATGTTGAAAGTTCTTATGAGAGTATATCGGCTTTGGTTTTATTGGTTCAGAATGCTGTTAAGATTGTTGCTGAGTCAAAAAAGACATCAAATAGTGCGGCTCTTACGGCCGCAAGTTCTTTGTTGGCAACAATAAAAGTATCAAATGAAACAAACGCAAACAATCCATCGACTGCGGCTGCTTTCGCCGCTAACGAAGCATCTTATAATCTATTAAAAGAATCGACACCTTTACCACAGTTAGATGTCAATATCACTGACCCGGATTATGGAATTCAAAATCAAATAACTTCATCTATTGAGAACGCATTTTCAGTCTATGCAAATGGTATTAAAACATCGATAACTGCAGAAGTAAACAGTATAGACCCGTCGAATGTTTTGGAAAGACTAAAAAACAACCAAGGTGTATTTGATTTATAATAAATACAGATAAGGAACGATATTATGGCTAAGACAATAAGAAACATATCAGAAAGATGGGCATACGACATTGACAAGAACCCTATTGACGTTGGTGAAATCTGGGATGTTGATGTTATAAACCAAAGTATTGAATTAATACTTGGAACACTTCCTGGTGAAAGATTGTTCAATCCTTCTTTTGGATATGGACTACAGTATAGAATATTCAATCTTTTTTCACAGGAAGAAGCAGAATCTATTCTGGATGAGATTGCTGAGGTACTGAGAATATGGGAAGATAGAATTACGGTTCTTGAAAGTGAAATGAGAGTCATCGCTGATGTTGATAGGAATTTTGTAATTTTGATAATTCCTTACATCATAAGAAGAACTAATATACAAAGTACCTTCAAAAAGAAGATATTTAGTAACGCATAAAGGGGTGTTTGAATGGCCAACAATTTTTTGAAATATTCTGGACTTACATATGACGAAATTCTTAATCAGATAAACGATAAGTTTAACTCTGATGAGCGATTCGCAAACTTTAGAGAATCGGCAATAGCACAAACAATGGCAGAGATATTTGCCGGAACAGCAGATTTAGTTACCTATATGTTAGAACGCCGCGCAGAAGAGTCATTCTTTGACACCGCAAGACTTCGTAGTTCTGTTATTCTCTTGGCTAGAGGTTTAGGATATGTGACACAAAGACCTATTCCAGCAGAAGCTAAAATCAAGATAAAGTTGAAAGGTGATTGGACTGGACTTGGATTGAACAATCAATCAACTATACAAATTCCTGTTCAATCAGTATTCTCTTACAATGGATTGAAATTTGTCTTGAAGAGAACATTGACATTGAACTATGCTGATTATAGCACTATACTTACATCTCAGAACGCAGAAACAAACTTCATACTAAAGGACTATCAGAACAATAGCATTGAAGTTGTTCAAGGTGAAATAAAGGAAAAGGTTATTGAAGGAAACACAAACCCACAGATTGGTTCAACTTTTCAATTATACAGAATAGATGATTCCGAATTCAGTAATAGATATGGTGAGGAAGACTATGATTTTCCAACAACAAAGGTTTGGGTTGGAAATGTAAAGAGTGATGAAACTGAATATAATATAAACAGAAGGTCTCTTATAGACTGGGAAGTAATAGACGCTGCCAATGCCGGTGAGGTTACTAAGGTATGTGTTGTAAGAACTGCTATTACTGAAGGTGTTGAAGTACTTTTCGGTGATGGAAGATTTGCTCAAGTTGGAGCATCAACATATGGTCAGGGTGCTGGCACTTCTAATGACAATGTTTACATCCAATATCTTGCTACCAAGGGATCAAAAGCCAACCAGGTTGGTGCCAAGGATAAGAAAATACAATTTTCTGGAAGAGTTTTTGATAGCAATGGAAATGATGTCACTGACAGAATAGAATTCTACTTTGAAAGTAATATTACTGGTGGAGCAGATATGGAGAGTATTGATTCCATTCGTGTCAATGCCCCAAACATTTATTACTCTCTTGATAGACTTGTTTCCAGAAGAGACTATGTAAGCTACTTGAAATCGTTAACAAGTCCAATAGATATCAAGAACGCAATAGCGTGGGGAGAGCAGGAGGAATTGAATGAGAGAGGAACCGACGCACTTCTAAGAATGTTCAACATTGTTTTCTTTAGTGTAGTTGGACCTCTTTATCAGACAGAAGTTTCTCCATATTATGTAAAGGATAAGTCAACGGGACTGGACACATCAGTTCTTGATTTCAACTACGATGATGATGAATTGAACCAAAGAAACTACTTCAATGTTTACATTAAGGGATCGGAGGATAGTAGCAATCTTGTTCAACAATTGAAGAACTACCAAACATCAACGTTTGTATGGAAGTTGAGAGGAGATCAGGTAGATACAAGTAAAGACGGGGTTTACTTCTCCAATACATATGGAGATAGTATGGTTTTTTCCGTGAATTATACAACAGACGTTGCTGCTAATAATAAGTTATTGAGTGGAACTACTGACGTGACTATTGATGTTGATAATCTAAGCGAAGAGACCGTATTCTCAAACGCGATGGATGAAATTGCTTCAAGACTTCAGTCAGAGCTTAGAAATCTTGTAGATAATAGAGGAACCAATAATGTTCAAAATGCTAACTTTGGACAGAAGGTTGATGATAGTGTAACAGTATCATTCAACTCTGACACCAATAAATTCACAATAGCACATAGTCCTGATACTCCTGCTTACATATATTCAATAGAAGGATTGACAGGCCAGTCAGATGACGCTGCTGCTGATATTGGTATTTCCTCAGCTGCAGCATTTCTTGTAACAACAAATAGAGAACTTAGTAGTAAAATAATAGATGTTGTTGACGATCTTGATGCTAGAAGTCAGGTAACAATAAGAAACATTTACATAAGTCCTATAATACAGACTATAGATTTGGTTGGAAATGTTTACATAAAGAACTTGTATGATAGACAAAGTGAAAAAGTAAAAATAGAGGATGCTGTTTACGAGTGGTTCAACAACAATGCTGATTTCAATGAGGAAATATATATTTCTAATGTTGTTGAAATTATAGAGCAGTTCCCATCAGTCCTTTATGCTGATGTGAGATTTGCTCCAAGTTATCCAACGAACCCTGCTGGTGGAAATTTTTATAACTTCTCAGCACATTCATCTATTGAAACTGCTGGATTTAGCACTACTCAAAAGAATGATCTTTATGATAATATCAATACGAGATTGAACAACTATGTTACTAATGCTACATTTAGTGATACTATTGGAGCAAGTGAAAGAAATGTTAGCTATACAATAGATGAAAACACAAAACAGGTTCAGTCTTACAGTCTTGAGTGGAGCAGAGGAATAACCGAGAGGACCTTCTTGGAAGAATTTGCTAAGGGGCTTTATGTGGATTTGAAGACAGAATCTGTGTATAGTTCTTGGGTAGATAGTGATAATTTTATGAAGTTGATTAGTGATATAAGAAAGGATTACCTGAGAATAATAAGATACAATTTGATAGATACTCAGGGAAATATAGCAGATGACGTTGCTGTTGATTCCGAAGGAGTACCAATAAAAGGTGGATATTCACTTGGAAACGAAATTGTAAAGGTGAATATAGACTTGACTTATCAATATAAGAGGTAATAAATGGCCATTTTTGTAAACATAAATGAAGATTACGTTGATACAGGTAATGCTGGTACTGAGTCTGATCCACTAAACTGGGATGAATTTACCAACGTGCTTAGTGGTGGGAATGGTGTTCCGTCTACTGAAACATACTATCTTTCAGGATATAGAAATGTTAATATAAATTTTGACAACTTGTATTATGTAAAAGGAAATTCAATAACTATAACTAACTGGGGAACAGAGCCATTTAAGATTTATAATGATAACTTCACATTTGGTTTTAATCTTTCAGGAATCGATTCGTTCAAGGTTCAAAATGGAATGTTCGAATCGAGTGGTAGTCCTTGTGATATATTGGGTGGAGAAGGAGCATATGATTTTACTCAAAATCTTACATATGATAACTGCTATTTTCTTGGAAAAGAAAATGCTGATGAGGGTATGGGTATTAGCATTAATATATCAAACTGCGCTAATATTAATATCATAAACTGTACATTTTCTAAAAAGTCAGGTTCTCCGGGTAGTTTTATTTTTTTCTCATCTTCTGCTGTAAATATTGTCAACAGTATTATAATAGGACCAACGACATTTTTTGGATATAGTGAAACAACAGTATCAATAGATAATTGTATTACTGATTCATCAGAATTCACAGCTGGCGAATATTACGAAATTGGATCGTCTGCTGTTACTAATTGTCAATTCAATTTCTCACAACCAGCAGCACTTAGCGCAGATATTAGCGCAGTGACTCCTAATGATTTCAATTATTTATCTGGTGGTTTTGAAGATATTTCTGTTACTGGGGATACTTCTTATAATGATGGTATTTGGTGGAATGGAACAAGAGACGGTATTGGTGCTCTTTTCTTTCCATCATTATCAGGAATATCTATTTCGGCAAGCTCAGCAACTTCACCAATTGATTCTAGTGTAGATTTTGTTTTGAGTGGCAATGATCCGTTTACAGCATTTAGCGCGACATCCGCGGTTTACAATTTTGATGACGGTTACACATCCGCTGTAAACTTCAATGATACTCTGACTCATTCGTTTACATCTAATGGTTCATTTGATGTTTTTGCTACAATAACTTCGAGAAATGAATGGTACACATTTACAACGAATACCTTTGAAATATTAGTTGGCGATTTTATTGTTACTATTTCAATTTACAAAAACGGTAACGATATAACTAATTCCAGTGCTACATTTTTTGACAACTTAACATTTTTAGCAAGTACTATAGGATTAGCTGCTGGTTCATATAAATGGGATTTTGGAGATGGTACTTCCGGGGACTCTGATACTGAAACAAAGTATTACACAAGTGGAGCAACTTTTACAATAGGTCTATCAGGATATGCTTTAGATGATTCGAGTGTGTCTTCAACAGATACCGCCACATTGAGTATATCTTCAACTTCCGCTATTTACTTTGTGGACATAAATTCTTCATACGATGTGTGTGGAAGTAATGTTGGAACTTCCGCTGATCCTTTCAATTGGGGAGAATTTAGAGGAAGAGTCGAGACAAGTGGAGATTACAACGACACTTATAGATTAAGAGGATCAAGAAACCTTGACTATGGCTCTACTTCTAATAGGAATGTTTTGTCAGTAGATAGAAGAAAGAACTTTACAATAAGAGACTGGGATGTTTCTGCTTACGGACCTTGGGTTTGGATCGTTGAAGACTTTTCCGTTTTTGACGAAAACTCAGTTCTTTCTGCTGGTGGATGTACATTGAGAAACGGTATCATATACAATAAAAGATATAGTTCTCCTGGTTTTGGTGGTAAAATTATTCTTAGTAGAACTTATAATATGTTTGTAGTGTATCAGGGTGAATATAGTAGAATACAGATAGACCCGATGAATTACATGTTGTCAGGAACAACGGAGTCTGTTATTGTAACAGGAACAAGCTCTGACAAACCATCTTGGGTAGATTACGATACTTACATTTTTGAAGATTATAATTACGAAGATTTGGGTTGTGGTAATGTAAATCCTTTCTGGAGTAGTGGTGTTTCTGCTGGAAGTTTTAGTGCTGTGGACACATCTACTTTTTCTGGATGTGTTAGATACGGTACTGACGAAATTAATTACAATACTTCGTCTACGTGCTTCAGTGGTGGATTTATAATAGAGACTCAGATATTCATTGGAGAGTCTGGTGGAAACGAATCGGTTCATCTTGTATTGAATGAGCAAGACGGCACAGAAATTTTTGACTTTAATACTCAGGGTGGTGATCGAATAGAATATAATTCGGAAGTTGTTTCCCAATTTAATGAGGTACCTGGATATTATATATGGTTTAAGATAGAAAGAGAAAGTGGTAGCAATGTAATTTCAGCATCCTACAAACACGATTTTAATGAAACAGTTAGCGCCGTCGGTGAAACAACTGGTGTATATTACTTTGCTGGTTCTGCTGAATATTCTGGTTGCTCATATATAACAGGTGATAGTGGAGAAAATGCTTGGGGAACAGGACCTCTGTATTGGCAG